AGTTCGCACGCGCGATGAATAATCCATCGACAACATCTGCGATCCAGTGTCTGTGAATCCGGTCAATAAGGTCAGTGGGCGCATGCGTGCAATATTATTAGCAGCGCTGTTCTGCATGGAAGCCATGTCATAGTAATATTCGCGTTCTGCTTCAGCATTCCGGCGAATAGCTCTGGCGTTCCTAGATGCCGTCACGCGCGCGTTCATGGCCCGCGCATTGATATTTTCCCGCATGACATCCTGGTTAAATTTGTTCGCAAGCGCTTGAGTCATTGCTAGAGATCGAGGTGCGCCGTAGCCGACTACAGCACCGCTGCTGCCGGATCGTGAAACAATGTCGGAAACCTTTTGCTGTGCTTTGTTGGCTTCATAGGTCAGAGCTAGCCCGCCCTGGCGCTCAAACAAACGTGCTTGTTCTTCACCGACTTGTTCGGTTTGTTCAGCATTCTCCAGTGCTAGGTTGTAGCGCTTATCAGCATGCTTCCGGTACAGCATGGCTTGTTGCTTGGCACGCCGTTCAGCAGCTTCGCTTTGCATGTAGCCGCCGATTCCATCCAGCGCCATCTTCGCCATCATCAGATAGCCAACGTATTGGATCATGATTACTCGTTAGTTTCGTAGTCGATTGCGATATTCAAGATGCTGCTGGGAAAAGGCTGATCCTGGCGCAAGTAAATCTCGCCGGAAGTGTCATAGACTCCAGGCATCGTCAGTTCTCTGTCTCCGGTAAACAGCGGCAGCGCCGTGCCAATCGAGTCACTGGTCAGACGAAAGGTTTCAATGCTGAGATCATCCACGCTAATGCCGTATTTCAAGCCCATCGTGTCCAGTAGCTTCACATGAATCCGGTGAATGCGTTTCTTGTTTCCGATGCTGGTCTGCGTGCTAGGATCACCGATGGCAAGTGCTAGGGTCTGAATATCGGAATTGTAGGCAAAGCCCACGCGCGCAGTAGTTACCGAAAGTGCCAGTGAAAGCTCGCCCGCAGTAATTACTTTGTCAGGCTGGTCAGCATCATTTCCTAGAACAGAGAAAGTCTGACCTTCGGCATAGTGCAGGCTGGTGAGTGTGCTGGCGCTGCTGCCGGAGTAATTAGAACCGCAGTCAACAAAGTGCGCATCAGATGCAGACATGCTGTTGTCATAAAACTGCTCCAGATACTCGACATAGCGCTGTGTAACATCTTTCTTGTAGATGGTGTGCGTGCCGCTGCCCTGGTCAATGTCAATTGCATCGCCGCCGGAAGAAGCTGCAATCTTGAACGTGGTGGAAGTTTTATCGCGCACATAATATGTGGTTCCTGCGGTGACGTTTGCAGGCATCGTGTCGCTGGTCGTGAACTTGATAGCATCTCCATCACTCAAGCCGTGTGATGCGATGGTGATGACATTGGTGCTTGCATTTATATCGGTATTAGGAAACTGAGTCAGATATTCATCGACATCGCGCTTGACCACCATCCAGAGTTGATCATGCCCAGATGCTCCCGATCCGCGTGGAATCACCGCAGCAGATTCGACTTTGGCGTGGTTGCCGTAGGTTGCATCGGTGTGCGCGCCGCCAATGATATGAAGCCCCCAGGATGACATGTTCAGGTCTGTGTTATAGGTACATGTCGCAACCTTTCCATCGGTGCGAACCACCCAAAGCAAGGAAGCAGGCTGATCCTGAAACACCAGTGCTTTGATTCCGGTCTGTGTAATATCTTCTGCGCGCAACGTAATATCTTTGGCGCTGTATTGTTCCTGCTCGCGGTCAAAGATCAGTTCCCGCACCTTGCGACCATTCTGCTGGACGTAAAGCACGTTGTTGCCAATCTGCGCAGGCACGGCTGAATCATGCGCAGACCAGTTCGATATTTTCTCAACGGTGAAGTTAAACGGCGTGATTGTTACATCATCGCGATTACCAAACATCTGGTAGATCCCGCCGGACGTTCCTAACGATAATCTGCGCCCCTCGTTGATCCATTCAATCTTGTCAACCGTGTCGGATGAAATAAGGAGCGAGAACGCATTGTCGCTGTAGATTTGCTCGCCCATGATGCTCGCGCCCGCAGAATTAAAGTTGCCGGTTTGCACGCCAATCGGTTCGCTGGCTGCAAAATTGTCAAAGTCTCCGGTTTTGCTGAAGTGAACGGTCTGCGGTTCTTCGGCTGTGCCTGCTAGCACCAAGCGCTGCTGGTAAATCTGGACTGTTCTAGGATGTCCGGTGGTTGAAGAAAAACTGCCAAGCTGCCATTCCGTTGTAGCATCCGTGTATGCTAGTGGCTCGGAGACAACTGCGGTGACATTCTTCGTGTCGGTGTGTGCGGTGATTTCGACATAGCCCCATTTGATTTGTGGTGCTACTTCGGTGTTCATGCGGATAATTCTGCCGACATCTGTGGACTTGAAACCATCGCCGTCATTAATGCCTGTGGTCGTGCTAGCTTCTAAAGTGACTTTGGTGTAGGCAGGAATAAATTTCTTGTAGAATTTTAGTTCATTTCCAACTGTTCCACTCAAAGCAAGCTCATCACCGCCAATACTGTCGGCAAGCTTGAAAGTATTTGTGGTCGCGCCAATTACAAAATATTCATTGGCAGCACCAGCAGTGACACCGGTAATACCTGAACCACCTAAAAAGAAAACGCGCTGACCGTTGACAAGCGGGTGATTGATTAGCGTAAACGTATTTGTTCCGTTTGAAGTATCCGGCCCATCTTTCGACATCTCGCCAACAAGCTCATAGCCGTATTCTTTATAGTAAAGTTTTCTAGTGCCTGTGCCGGCATCGGAAAACGTGTCTGCTCCACCGCCTTGACTAAGTGAAACCTGAAATTCGTCAAGCGTTGCACTGATTACGTGATAGTCAATAGAAGCAGCGATCCCATTAGGTAGATCAGTACCGTCGAAGCGAACCAAACTGTTATCAACAAGTCCATGATTCGGGATTTTAAATTTGTTTCCAGAAGCATCGATGTTCGTGTCCTCCAGTTCTGCAATCAGCCCGCGATCTGAATTACTGCTGATGCTGGTTGCGACTGTCAGAGTAGTATCTTCTGTGTTCAGCGGCAGATAGGGACCGTCTTTCAAAGTCAGGTCTGTGAGTGTCCAATCGGTATCTGCTAGCCGCTTCAGTTCTGCAATCTTGTGGTCAGGGTGCGCGATGAAGAGAACATCCGCAGACTGCGTGAAGAACAGATCATCAATCTGTGATGTGGTGTAGGTGGTGGATCGTTCATAAACGGATTGGACAGTGTGCGTTCCAGAACCGGCTGCTGAAGTCAAATCCAGTGCTGCTCCAATCGTATTGTCAGCCAATGAAAGTGTTATGTCATTGGTACTCTTGGTTTTGATGAAATATCGCTGATTCGTCAGCAACCCGCCTGGAAGCGTTCCTGTGGTAGAAAAATAAATATCATCGCCCACGCTCAAAGAGGTTCCGCTCGCAACCGTGATGGTGTTTGTGCTGTCGTTGAAGCTGGAAATCGTAGTCGCATCGGTGGTGACAATAGAATCCTCCCTATAGAACCGGATGTAGTTGTTTCCGAATTCCAGGATGTAGCTCTGCCCGCTTCCGAAATTAAACGGAACTAAGCGAACCGCAGCATTGTCTTTAGATCGGGAAACGTAGAACGATCCTGGCCTGCGCGCGACTGAACCTTGCGGCAGCGGAATATAGTTCTGGCACTTTTTTAAGCTGGTGCGGTATGAAGGAAGATCGACATAGCCCTGCATGCGCGGGCTGATTTGACCGTCTGCGAAGCTGGTTTGAACGCTCTGAATGCGCGCCATCTATCTCCTTGCTTCAATAAAAACATCACTCCAGAGGGTGTCAACATTCGCACGCTCTGCCGAATCGATGGAGCGCGCTTCTGCAACAACGCTGAGAAACTTGGAAAGCATGTTGTTGCGCAGTTCCGGTCTGCCGGTCAAAGATTCTGCGATCTCTGATGCGAGCTTCAGCGCAATCGCCTGGATGATCAGACTGTCAAATTCGTTGGGATCAAGAACTTGTTTGATGTATTTGAGTTTCACCTTTTCTGCATCGGTGACGATGTTGCCGTTTTCGATGCGGAATGGTGTCTCCCATTCTTCAACGTCAAGAACGCGCAAACAGTCGCTAGGCAACGAATAAGCATAATCGAAGCCCCATACTGGCGCGGTGTCGTTACGTGCTAGCTGGGTGCGTTTGATGGCGCATGACCAAGGATGCGAGCGCAGGACTGAATCTCTGACATCATCGTACCGGAGATTGCAGACCCTGGCCCGCTCATTGGCATCCGACAAGCTAGATATTTTCTGGTCGCCCAGATTGCTCAAGGCGATATTACAAATATCAACAACGCTTGCCATAGTGCTGCTTAGTCAACGGTGTAAAAGATCATGCACTGAATCTTCTTGGTGTCTGCAAGAGCAGCAGTTCCAAGAGTGACCTTTACATCTGACAAAGCAGTGGTTTTTGTGCCGCCGATCACCGCACCAAAAATATGGGCGATGGCTGTGGTGGCTTGCGCAGCCGCTCTTACTGTGGTCGAGCCGACAGTAACTGCATAGGTTGTGGTAGCGTTTGAGTTATCGTGCTGCAAAACACCGTAAAGCAAAGTTGCATTAGCAGGAATTTTGCCCAGGTGGATAACATCCGTAGCTCCAGTTGCACCGGAAGCCGTGAATGAATCAAAGCACACACGCACACGCCCACCCCACTCTGCGACATCGATGTTAGCAGCAAGAGTGCCGTCAGTAACTCCAGCCGCAACTGGGTCTTGAGCGGTGTAGTTTACACCGTATAAATTTGCCATAAGACTC